TGCTGCGCTAGCACCCCAAGAAGCTGAGGCTGGTGCAGCCGGTCTTCTGAATAAAATCAGAGCCTATCACGGTTCGCCGCATGACTTTGACCGATTCTCGACAGAAAGCATTGGTACGGGTGAGGGTGCGCAACAATACGGGCATGGGCTCTACTTCGCGGAGCGTGAGGGCACGGCTCAAAGCTATAGAGACTCTCTTAGACACCTAAACAGTGACCCAAAGATCGCGCTAAAAGAAGCACAAATTAATGAAACCTTTAGTGGTGAATCACTGCGTTCATTTACTGCCGCCCTGTCTGATGCAAACGATAAAAGCCCTTCTCAAATCGCTGACAACATTCAAATGATGAGCAGAGAGTTTAGATCAATTCCAAAAGAAAAAATCACAGATGCTGTTTCTCGCTATCAAGACAAAGTGAGAGGTCGTATGTACGAAGTTGGTATCGATGCACGGCCTGAAGAGCTGTTGGACTTTGACGCGCCATTGAGTGAGCAGAGTGAGCAAGTGCAAAATGCGTTTGGCTTTAAGCCAGCGCCAATGCCAAACTTTACGGCAGACGATGTTAAAAAGACTTTGTCAGACAATCCGGCGTATCGCTATGCGGTGGAAGGATTCCCTGCAGCAGAGACCGTTGAAAAGGCCTTGAGTCAAGCTAACAAGCCGGTGCTGCAAAATACCGGGCCGCTTGGCGCTGATGCATATAACAAGTTAGCAAGAGAGCTTGCTGACGAGACATCTGACCTAACTGGAGCGAAGTCGGCATCAGAGGCATTGCGACAGTCTGGGGTCAAAGGCATCAAGTATGCTGACGCGCAAACTAGATTCTCTCCAAAAGGCCGCACAAGCAACTACGTCATATTTGATGACGCAACCGTAGACATAGCAAGAAAGTACGGCGTGTCCATGCCAGTTGCAGCAGGTCTTTTATCAGGCGGCCTGGGAACAGAGCAAGCGCAAGCAGCAGAATATCGTGAAGCCCCTGTAGTGCAGGAGCAATCATTTGGCGACATGGTTAATGAGTACGCCAACATCAACCAGAGAGCCCAGGCAGCAGAAGCCCAGAAGTTTGACGCCCTGATGCGTGAGGACGCTAGGTTGCGTGACATGGGGTCTGCTGCATTTGGCCAGGTATCCCCAGAGCTGGCTGCATACCGCCGCTCACAGATGCTGCCGACAATTGGCGAGATAGGAATGGGAGCCCTTGAAGGCGCTGTCGATACGGTAGACTTTGTGTCTCAGCTTCCTACAGCGATATCTACTATGACCATGCCAAAGCGCACCCCCTTGCGTGATCGCCTGGGCGGACTTCTAGACTACAGCTTTGTGGATGAGAGGGATCAAAGGACCAGGGACGAGGCTAGATTGATTGGCGGGTTATTAAGCCCCATTTAATGGTATAATCGGCCCAATAACTGGAGGCCATAATGGCAATAAGCACATACAGCGAGCTGCAGTCGTCAATGGCAGACTTTTTGAACAGGTCTGACCTGACTTCTGTGATCCCGACATTTATTGCGTTGGGCGAGGCCAGGATGAACCGAGACATCCGTCACTGGCAGATGGAGAACAGGGCATCGACTACAATTGACGGCCAGTACCTAACCAAGCCAGGCGACTGGGTTGAGACTATACGCCTACACCTAACTGGCCAGAACACCTCTGCGATGGACCTGTTAAGCACTCAGGCCATGGCTGACAAGCGCCAGGGCGCAGAGAATGTAGCAGGCAAGCCAAGATACTATGCGCACTCTGAGGGGCAGTTTGAGGTATTCCCTACCCCTGACGGCTCATATGCTGCTGAGTTGCTATACATCCAGCAGATACCCTCTCTCAGCGACAGCGCGACCACAAACTGGCTGCTGACATCATATCCAGACATCTACCTGTACGGCTCACTACTGAACTCTGCACCATACCTGGCTGAAGATGGCCGGGCTGAGGTGTGGGCTCGATTGTATGGTGAGGCGGTAGACAAACTAAACTTAACTTCTGAACAGGCAGCTTATTCTGGTGTTGGCCTGACAACTAAAATACGAGGACTCGGATGAGCTTTTCTAACTTCTTAGAAACAGAGGTCCTGGACCATGTGTTTGGTGGCAACGCCTACACAGCCCCAGGAACTTTATACACTGGACTATACACTGCAGCACCTAGTGACACAGGCGGCGGTACAGAGCTGTCAGGTAGCGGCTATGCTCGCCAGGCCACAGCATTTACTGTGTCGGGTAACACTGCTAGCAACACATCTGCAGAAGAGTGGGCAACCGCTACAGGCGACTGGGGCACGATTACGCACGTCGGTGTATTCGACGCAGCCACAAGCGGTAACCTGCTAGCCTATGGTGCATTGACTGCAAGCAAGACCATTGCTACTGGTGACGTGTTCCGCATCCCTGCTGGCGACCTGGATATCACACTAGACTAATATGCTTTACGGAGCATATAAATATGGTCAGGCGGCGTATTCTACTGCTGACCTAGAGGATGGCGCGGTTGTAATATCTGCGTCGTCATCTTTATCAGCTACTGCTGGTTTTGTTTTAGAGTCTGGGGCTGCAATAGCTGCAGCGGGCGCTCTTACAGCAACAGGCGGTTTTGTTAGAGAGGCTAGCTGTACTGTATCTGCGAGCGTAAGCACTACCGCATCCGGCGTTGCAGTTAGGCAGGACGATGCAACCTTGGCAGGGTCTGCGGCGGTCCAGGCAGACCCCCAGGCAATACTGCAGGGAGTATCGGCAATTAGTCCCTCTGCCTCCCTAAGCGCTGTTGGGCAAAAGGTTGGGCTGTCATCGGCGGTTATTGCTGCAGCGGCATCTGTGTCGACGGCAGGGGCCAGGATAAGCCAGGGTGTTGCAGCGGTAAGTGTTGCGTCATCTGCAACGGCTTCTGCGGTTAAGATAGCGTCGGCCCAGTCGTCCCTTGAGGCGAACAGCCAAACAGCAGTGCTGGGTAATATTACTGCTGGCGGCGTAAGCGGTATAAGTGCATCATCTGCTCTGGTGGCTGTTGGGCAGATACTGTGGCTAGACCAGCCTGCTAGCGATGAGGCTTGGGCTGACAAGGGCCAGGCAGCAAATGAATGGTCAGATGTGGCGTCTGGCGACAATGACTGGGTAGGCGTTTCTGGCGCTTCACAAACATGGACAAACGTGTCCGACACTGTAACTTTATGGGAGGCCGCTTAAATGGCTGATACAACTACAACCAATTATGGTCTGACCAAGCCAGAAGTCGGCGCTTCAGAAGATACTTGGGGAACCAAGATAAACACCAACCTGGACACTCTGGACACGACTGTTGACTCTATCCAGGGTAAGTCAGGCGCTGCTACGCTAAAGCATACTGACAGCGCTAAATTGACAACGACGGCCACAGGCATAGACGTTACTGGTAATGTAACAATGGCTACTGGCGGCTCAATAGTAGCTGGCGGTGTAAATGACCTTATTTTAAACGCAGGCGAAAGCGGCACTCCTGACATTTACTTGCAGTCAGGTGGTAGCACAAAGGTTAAAATTGAAGGCTCGAACGGGAATGTGGGTATTGGGACTAGTAGTCCAAATAGTTATTCAAGTCAAACCACATTAACGATTAATGGTCAATCGTATGGGCGTCTTGATATAGAAAGTGCTGGAACACTTAGAGCTTCATTATTTGCAACAGCAGGAAGCACAACACTTTCTGCCGCAACAGATGTCTTGAGTTTTGATACGTCAGGTGGCGAAGCCATGAGAATAGACGCATCAGGGAATGTGGGTATCGGGACTACTTCGCCTAGTAGCTTTAATTACCTAAGTACTTCCCCTCATTTAGTGGTAGGCGCAGGTTCTAGTGATGCGGGTGTCACCTATTATAGCAGTACTAATGGATATGGTAGGCTTGCTTTTGCAGATGGGACAGACTCAACAGAGCAATACCGTGGTTTAATCCAGTTCTACCACGGTGATAACTCTATGCAGTTCTACACAGGCTCTGATGAACGCATGCGCATAGACTCATCAGGCAATGCCCTTGTAGGCAGGACATCAAGTCTTTCTAGCCAGTCAGGTAGTGTCAGTGCCAACACTGTTGTATCTGCACACGGGCCTCTTTCATCACACGCCACTAATGCTGGCATACTTGAATACTATAACGATGAGACTTTGCTAAGAAGTTACGGAGCGAACGCTGGCTCTGGTAAGTTAGTCTTTAAAGTAGGCGGTGGTGGCGGTAGTGCTGATTCGGAAGCCATGCGTATAGACTCATCAGGGAATGTGGGTATTGGTACTAGTACAATAATAGGCTCTGCTGCTAATAGAGGGGTATTAACATTAAGTGGAGCATCTTCAAGTTTCCTTACCTTTGGAACAGGGTCTACTCGTTGGGGTGGTGTTTATTCTAGTGCTAGTAACACGATATTTTTATCAGACAGTATTTCTACATTTGAAACTGGTGGCGCAGAACGCATGCGCATAGACAGCTCAGGCAACCTGTTGGTGGGTACTACTTCAGTCAACGGAGTTAACGGCACTACAATTAGTAGTAATGGAAACATTACATTAAATACTTCAACGACTAGCGGTGGCGAATACATAACTTTTAGAATCAACGGAACGCAAGTCGGTTCTATTACTACTAGTGGAGGCAACGCAACAGACTACAACACCTCATCAGACCAACGCCTAAAAGAAAACATTGCAGACGCTGATGACGCAGGCAGCAAGATAGACGCCATTCAAGTCCGACAGTACGACTGGAAAGCTGATGGCTCTCATCAAGACTACGGCATGATTGCACAGGAGCTACTTGAGGTTGCGCCAGAAGCTGTGTCAGTACCAGAAGACTCAGAAGATATGATGGGTGTGGACTACAGCAAGCTAGTCCCAATGTTAATCAAAGAAATACAATCATTACGCAACCGTGTTGCACAACTAGAGGAATAAAATCATGGCAGTAACTTGGACAATCTCAACACTAGAACGTAACTCATCAGATGATGGCGTTATTGTTGCACACTGGCGAGCATCAGACAGCGAAGTAGTGGGCGAAGACACACACTCAGGCAGCAGCTATGGCACTTGTGGCTTTACTCCTGACAGCTCTGCTGACGGCTACACAGCCTATGCAGACATCACAGAAGCTCAGGCTATTGGCTGGTGTAAGGACAGCATGGGTGAGGAAGCAGTCACTGGCGTAGAAGACTCTATAGCTGCACAGATTGCTGACAGCAAAGCTCCTGCGTTAGCTATTGGAACTCCTTGGTAATGATTGCAGAAATCTCCGCAGTTGTAGGTATTCTAAAGGCTCTTAACGATGGCATTGCTACCGTTAAAGAGTCTGGGGATCACTTGTCAGGTCTGTCGGGAT